ACACAGTTGATGTAGATATCGACTTAGGATTTGGCATAGTGCTATCAGATGAGCGTGTTCGTATAATGGGCATAGACACACCAGAATCAAGAACAAGAGACAAAGAAGAAAAAAAGTTTGGGCTTGCTGCCAAAGCAAGAGTAAAACAACTACTAGGTAAAACCTGCGTTCTCAAAACACAAATAAACAAAAACGGCGAAGATATGAAAGGCAAGTTTGGACGTATATTAGGAGACTTTAGTGTGTACGACAGTGCTACGGATAGATGGAGTATGCTAACTGAAATTCTTGTAAGCGAAGGACACGCAGTACCTTATCATGGACAGAACAAAGACGACGTACAAAAAGCTCATCTTGCTAATAGAGTAAAACTCTTAGAAGATGGTGTAGTAACATGATCACAGGTATCAACTTTGGCGGGCTAGGAAAACCTAAGCCAAAGCCAAAGCCTAAAATTGCTCCTCTTCCAGAAGAATACAAACAACCAACATCAAACCAAACAATTAAGAACCACTGCCCAAAGCCTCAATAAGTACTTGCATGGATAAAGAAAAAAAATACTGTGCTGCTCCTTGGCGGAGTCTTCATCTAAATTTTGAAGGACAAATTAAAACCTGTTGTGCTGGCAATCCTAATATGTTGGGTAATCATGACACAGGACCAATTGAAGACATTTTACAAAGTGAAACGCTCAATGAAATCAAAGAATCTATTCGCAATGGTGTTCTTCCTGAAAAGTACTGTGAGAATTGTATTAGAAGAGAAGCCATCACTGGCGAAAGTGAAAGGCAATGGCATAATAACGTAAGCAAAGAATTTGATGTTGCGAACGCTGATATCGAAGGACACCAACCAGCATTGATAGATGTACGATGGAACAATACCTGTAATTTAGCTTGTAATTATTGTAGTTCATATCTCAGCACTAAATGGGCAAGCATAGTTGGTAAAAGTTTTAATCAAACCATAAACACTCAATATCAACAAGTTATTGACTACATAGAAAAAAATCAAAATTCTGTTAAAGAAGTCGCAATGGTAGGTGGCGAGCCGTTATTGATGAAAGAAAATGATAGACTTTTAGATATTCTTCCCGACGACGTGTTAATCACTGTAATTACCAACATGACTGCAGACTTTGAACAATTTCCAGTTCCTCAAAAACTACTTAAAAGAAGTAGAGTTGGATGGAGCATGAGTTTTGATAATATTGGAGAACGGTTTGAATACGTCAGATGGGGAAGTTCGTGGGCTAGATTGGACAAGAATGTCTCAACAGTCTCAAATAAAATTGCAACTGCATTTCATCATGGTGGAATACATGCAGTATACAATATTTACAATTGTACAAAGATTTGTGAGCTTAAAGACTATGCACTAAAACACGGATTGTCAATTACATGGCAGGTTGTGTATGGTGATCAGCTTGATCCAAGTCAGCATAACCAAGAAATAAGACAACTAGCAATTGACGAAATAAACCAATACAAAGACAAATACAAGCATTCATATATGTCATCGGACAAAAGAGAACTTAACTTTTTAACTTCAATCCAAGAACAACTGATCAAAGGTAATACTGGTGAAGCAACTACACATAATATTAAAAAACCTATGTCACCAGATAATATTACACGAAGCAAAGAGTTTATAGAATTTACACAAAAAATAGAAAATGAATGGCATCCTGATCAAAAAGGACAGTTTGAAAAATTGTGGCCAGAGATTGCTCGAGCACTATAAGTAATAGTATGGTAGCAAGACAAGAAGATGGAGTCCTAGTTAAAACTCCATACAAAAAACAAGAATTTACAGAAAAGCAACTCGATGACTTTATGCGTTGTGCTGATCCTGATACTGGTCCACAGTATTTTATGCGTAATTTCTTCTTTATACAACATCCTGTACAAGGAAAGTTGCAATACAATCCCTGGGACTTTCAACAAAAACTTATAGATACGTATCATAACTATAGATTTAGCATATCAATGATGCCAAGGCAAACCGGCAAGTCAACCAGTGCAGCTGGATATCTATTATGGTATGCAATGTTTAAACCTGATAGTACAATACTGGTTGCGGCACACAAGTATGCAGGTGCTCAAGAGATTATGCAACGTGTGAGATACAGTTACGAAGCATGTCCAGATCATATACGTGCAGGTGTTACCAGTTACAACAAAGGTTCAATAGAATTTGACAACGGTTCAAGAATAGTAGCACAAACCACAACTGAAAACACAGGACGTGGTATGAGCATAACCTTGTTGTATTGTGATGAGTTTGCATTTGTGAGACCAACCATAGCAAGAGAATTTTGGACCTCAATTTCACCTACACTATCCACAGGTGGTGGTGCAATTATTACAAGTACTCCAAACAGTGATGAGGATCAGTTTGCGTTTATATGGAAGGGTGCAAACAAAACTGAAGATGAGTTTGGCAATCAAAAAGAACTTGGCATAAATGGATTCAAAGCATTTAGGGCCTACTGGAGAGAACATCCTGATAGAGACGATGAATGGGCAGAAGAACAACGTAACATACTAGGCATTGAACGTTTCCGACGTGAGATGGATTGTGAGTTTATTATATCAGATGAAACACTGATTTCTCCAACCACACTTATTGATCTTGAAGGAGTTGCTGAACCATTATACAAAACAGGACAGGTACGCTGGTACAAACGTCCACAGAAAGGTCGAATTTATGTTGTTGCACTTGATCCAAGTTTAGGAACTGGAGGAGATCCAAGTGCAATACAGGTTTTTGAAGCAAACACTACAGTGCAAGTAGCGGAATGGCGCCACAATAGAACTCCTATTACAGATCAAATACGTATTTTAGTTGAGATTGTAAAACACATCAATGATGTGGTACAAGATCCGCAGAGTGTTTACTACAGTGTGGAAAATAACAGCATAGGCGAAGCGGCCTTGTTGTGTATAGAACAGTATGGTGAACAAAACATTGAAGGATATTTTCTAAGCGATAACACTGTGGTAAGTGCTAGTGGTAGAAGATATCGCAAAGGATTCAATACAACCAATCGTAGTAAAATTGCTGCCTGTGCAAAACTAAAAACGGTGATCGAATCAAAGAAGATGACTATTAGTTCACCAAGTTTAATCGGAGAACTCAAAAACTTTGTAGCTCACGGAACCAGCTATGCAGGCAAGCCAGGAGAGACTGACGACTTGGTGATGGCGTGTTTGCTCGCGGTCCGTATGCTCCAAGTGCTTACAAGTTATCACAAAGAACTAGACACACATATGACAGATTTCAGCGAGGAGACTTTAGAACCTATGCCATTTGTGGCAATGTTTTAATAAATACGTACATGGCACAAGAAAACACAGCATCACAACAAATTTATGATTTGTTAGTCACAAAAGATTTTGATCCAAAGAGCTTGGACAGTATGGGCAAGCCTACTGTGAATCCTGGCGAAGCAGACCTTTTCTCTTTTGTTTTTTCTGCAAACGGTAACGAATATGGCACAGTAGTTGTGTTGGTTAACGGCGACAATGACCTAGAAGTATATTACGGTGATAACTTAGGCAAAGGTATGGATCCTGGTGACAAAGGCGATTGGTACGACTTTCTTGCTATGCTTAGACAAACTGCAAAACGCAACTTACTTACATTTAGTTTGAACAACATGAACAAACTAAAGTATCAAATGGCCAGCATGGCAGACATAAGCGAAAGTCTAATAATGGAAGCATGGAAAGCTCAAGGCAAAAGCAAGAGCTATAGCAACCAGCCAGGCAAGGCAAAAGTAGTAATACAACATTCACGAGCTATTGGCGAAGGCGAGCAACGCTTTAGAAATATTGCGGCACTATTTGTTGAAAATGCACAAGGTGAAAGATTCCGTATGCCTTTTGAAAGTATTGCTGGTGCTAAAGCAATGGCACGTCATGTAAGTGAAGGCGGTACTCCATATGATGCATTTGGACAGTACATCAGCGAAACCATGAACGAAATAAAAACACTAGGCAAGTTTGTAAGAGCAAGTCGCGGTAATCAATTCGCACAAAACGAACAAGCACTAGGAATAGTAGAAGATGCTGTAAAGCACTATGCAGATCTGAAACGCAAAGCCAAGAAGATGATCAGCAAGCGTGGATACAAAGAAATATTTTCTGCTTATGACCCAGCAGAAACAACAGAATTAGATGAAACAATTGAAAGTGTTAGAGAAGTATTTGTTAACAGTTCAATTGACAGCAGAATAGAAGAAGCATTGCCTATATTGGCTAAAATAAAGGAAAATACAATGAGAGAAGCAGATGTTTTTGAAGACTGGACCAACCAAATTATGGAAGGAACATGGGCATTACCTGAAACTGAAGAAGATATGGCAAAGTTACGTGAACTTATGTCAAAGCCATTGCCGTGTGGACCAGATGGAGAGTATGCTTCAGAACAACTTTATAGTTTAATCGGCGATGACGAACTTTTCGATAACATTGGTGAACTAGCTGATAAAGATCCAGATGCAGATTGCAGAGAAATAGTAAAGGCACGTGCTAAAGAACTTGGTGTTGAAATTGATGTTGAAGAAAGCATTGAAGAATCACCTACACAAGAAGAGCCGGCCAGTGAATATGAACAAGGCCAAGCCAATGCAGCCGCAGGAAAAGAACGCAGTTTAGAAATGGGATTAGGCGGACAAGACGTTGTAAAAACTGCTGGCGGTTCAGATGTTGAAGAAGGCATAGACAGTTTTGTAAATCCAAACGACCAAGATGCTACACGTAGTAAGACCAATGTACCAACGGACGATTTAGATTCAGAAGACATGACAGAGATAGAAGATATCGACACTGGCAAACAAGCACTCAAAGCAGAACGTGATCCAATGCTAGAAAGAATTCTTTACCTCGCAAAAGGTTAACAAACTTAACCAAAATCTTTGACTATTCCTGTGCATGTGCTATTATTAGTCATGTTTAACTTTTTCACAGATAAAAACTCACCATTAGGTATTACTGTGCTAAATAAAAGTGCAAGTAATGTAGTTGCATTATTTGTTGACAAACATAAACAGGCAAATGATAGAGTAGTAGTTGCTACTCGTAGGCAATAGGAGAAGAAAATGGCTTCATTAGCAGAAATAAGAGCTCGCCTTGCAGCGGCAGACAATAAGCAAGGCAACCAAACAAGCGGCGGCGATAACGCAATTTACCCACATTGGAATATGAACGAAGGCGATAGTGCAACACTACGTTTCCTTCCTGATGCAGACAATTCCAACACGTTCTTTTGGATTGAACGTGCAATGATCAAACTACCATTCAATGGCATTAAAGGACAGATGGACAGCAAGAGTGTTCAAGTACAGGTTCCTTGTGTTGAGATGTGGGGCGATACTTGTCCAATCCTCACAGAAGTACGTCCATGGTTCAAAGATAAAAGTTTAGAAGACATGGGTCGTAAGTATTGGAAGAAACGCAGTTACATTATGCAAGGATTTGTAAGAGAAAATCCTATAGCAGATGATAAGTCAGATAAGTCTATTAGACGTTTCATAATTGGGCCACAGATATTCCAGATTATTAAGAGTGCATTGATGGATCCTGAACTAGAGGAACTGCCAACAGATTATGCTAGAGGCTTGGACTTTAGAATCAGTAAAACTAGTAAAGGTGGTTATGCTGACTATAGCACATCAAAATGGGCAAGGAAAGAAACTGCACTTACAGAAGCAGAAGCCACTGCTATTGACTCACAAGGTTTATATAATTTAGGTGACTTCCTACCTAAACGTCCAGGTGAAGAAGAACTAAAAGTGATGAAAGAAATGTTTGAAGCATCGGTAGATGGTCAAGCATATGATATTGATCGTTGGGGATCATACTTTCGTCCAGCAGGTATGCAAAAGCCTGAAGGAACAGCACCAGCTCCAGTAATGGCGGCGGCTGCATCAGCAACAGCAACACCTGTAGAGGTTAGTGCCCCGGCACCAACCCCGGTAGCAGAAACAGTGGCTCCTGCTCCGGTTGCTACACCTGAAGAGATGGGTGCAACTCCAACTGCACCAGTCCAAACACCAGCCTCCCCTGCTGGTAGTGGACAGAAAGCCGAAGATATACTTGCTATGATTCGTAGCAGACAGTCTTCATCTTAACGGCAATGGAGGGCAAGGTTTTTTCCTTTCTCCTTGCCCTCATTCTTAAAGGAAACTTTTGAGATTGAAAAATTTAATCATTACCCGTTTTTCACATGGAGCGGCTGGCAAATTTCTGAGCACAGTTCTACAAACCAGCAAATATGTAGATCACTGGAGTCCAGTAGTTAAGCATCAAAAATCAATCAACCAGCATGTACAACAAACTACATTAGCATATTGCGACCGAGCGTTTCCTATTGATCATTCTTTTCATATGTTAAACGAACCAATGGTACCATATTGTACAGACTTATATAGTAGTACGTTTGATCGAGGACATAATGTTACTGCTGACCAATACTGGAACCAAAATGATATTAGACTACAAGAATGTCAAAGCCAAAAGCTACATGCAAATATTATTTTTAACAAACCCAAATTGCCTGTATTCTGTAATAATGCAAAAGTTTTAACAATATTGCTTACCACTGAACAAGAACAAAAATGGGTATATACTGCACTGTGGAGCAAACATTTTATTGAAACCAGCACAGAAATTATCTATACTCCAAACAGTCCGGAACATTGTGCTTTGAGTGCAGTGCCAAAATTATTAGAATACAAACCTAAGTACAAGTATAAGTTAAGTGAAAGAGAAAAACTGTATAATCAAGAAGTTATGAATAATCAAACAATTGTACACTACACAAAACCACACAGTTTCTTTGATGATAATGTAAATAATATATTTTTTAACCTCGGTAATTTATTTAATGTTGACATGTTTATTTCTAAAATGGAAAAAGTTTTTGATAAATTTGAATTAGGCGCATTAGATCATGACTTAGTTAGTAAAATGTATCAATTGTGGTGGAGCAGACAATGCAGTTAACTAAAATCAGTTATCCTTATACCGAATTGGACTCACTTCATACTTTACCTAACATATTCAAAATTCAAGACCATTTAGACGGCTACGATAAAAATTTTAAAAACGTATGTTTTGAAAAACTAAAGCATAGCACCTATACAATAGTTGTTCACCAAGTAATTCAAAACGAAGTCAAAAAAAATTATCCCAATTTAACTTTTGTCTTTGATGCAAACTATCAGGATCGCTTAAATCTTAGACATTTTGAAAATTATAATATACATCCTGAAGTAGATTATCAAAACTTTGTTTGCAGTTTTAATGGAACCGATCATGTTGGCAGACAACTATTAGCATCTGCATTGAATAAATTTGGTTACTTTAACAACAATTATTGTAGTAAAAACTTCACGCACAATGGCAATGAAATTGACGGACACATTGCTAATTACATAGAAAATACAGAATTTTACAACAAGTTTTTTGATTGTACAAACAAATTCAATCAACAAATAAACAGTTTTGGCCATGTGCAATTTGAGCATGATAAAAACATATATAATTTAGAAAACAAACTCACACAAAGTTTTTTACACATAGTAAGCGAAACACTGCCTACTAGTTATTATCCTTTTGTAACAGAAAAGTTTTTGTACAGTATTGTTACTAGAGGATTGTTTTTGGCGTATGCACAACCAGGATGGCATGCACACATAGCAAAATACTACGGGTTCAAATTGTACACTAGATTGTTTGATTATAGATTTGACGGTATAACCAATCCTGTTGAACGATTAGTAGAGTTAATGACCATGATTGGAAAGTTTAGTAAACTTACACCGCACGAGTGGCACGATTTGTATCTGTTAGAGCAAGATAATATAGAATTTAATTATGATCATTATTTTAGTCGTAATTATTTGAAAGTACTGAAAGAGTTTGATGAATAGATTATTTGATTTTAGTGTCGAGCAGGAGGTCATTCAAGTTAACTATCGATATTCGTTAGGACATTCATTGGGCGAAAGTTTTTTGTCAAACGACAAAGTGTATAGTTATATTAATATTCCAAAAAATGCCAGCAGCGCGGCCAAAGAAATATTTCATGAATGGACACCTGCAAATTTTCAAAATGTTCAAGATCGTCCCACAGGTGAATACATAGTAATTTTAAGAGACCCAACTGCCAGATGGATAAGTGCAATGGCTGAATATCTAGTTGGAAAATATTCCACACTAGGTCCTAAAAACAATGGGTTGGACGATCAGGAAATTTATAAAATCTTAGACTCTATTGTTTTTAAAAATCTATTATTTGATTTTGTTGTGTTTGATGGACACAGTTTGCCTCAGTGTTGGTTTTTACAAAATTTAAAAATAGATAATATTAAATTTTTCTATTTTGACGAAACAACGTTTGACAGGATATGTGCACACACCAATGTTTATAAACCTAACAATCGCCCAGTCAATGCGTCGATGGGTATTAATAAAAAACAGATCATAGTAAAATATTTAAAAGAGCTAACGAGCACCGACCCAAAACTACAAAAAATAATTGATATACATTATTACTCAGATCATAAGTTATTTGATCAGATTAAATTTTAAAGTTACAACTTTTGGCAATCATTCATTGATTTACATATAGACAATCATCAAACTATACAGTATAATACGTTAACCTAGAAGGAAAGTAAACATGGCAAAACCATTTGATATCTCAAAGTTCCGCAAGGACATCACAAAAAGCATCCAGGGCTTGAGCATTGGATTTAACGATCCAACAGATTGGATTTCAACAGGCAACTATGCACTTAACTATCTTATTTCAGGTGACTTCCACAAAGGTTGTCCACTGGGTAAAGTTACAGTGTTTGCTGGCGAATCAGGAGCAGGTAAAAGTTATTTTGCCGCAGGCAATATTGTTAAACATGCACAAGAGCAAGGTATATTTGTTGTGCTTATTGACACAGAAAATGCACTTGATGAGGCATGGTTACAAGCACTAGGTGTTGACACTAGTGATGAAAAGTTACTAAAACTAGCAATGTCAATGATTGATGATGTTGCAAAGACAGTCAGCACATTTATGAAAGACTACAAAGCATTGCCAGATGGAGAACGTCCTAAGGTGTTGTTTGTAATTGATAGTTTAGGAATGATGCTAACACCTACTGATGTTAATCAATTTGAAGCTGGTGACATGAAAGGTGACTTAGGTAGAAAGCCTAAAGCACTAACTGCACTTGTGCGTAATACTGTAAACATGTTTGGTAGTTACAACGTTGGAATGGTATGTACTAACCATACATACGCATCACAAGATATGTTTGATCCAGATGATAAGATATCAGGTGGACAAGGTTTTATCTATGCATCAAGTATTGTTGTTGCAATGCGTAAACTAAAACTTAAAGAAGACGAAGATGGCAATAAGATATCACAAG